AAAGTTGCTTCTAATGGTGCAAAGACTTGTCCTTGTACTATTTGGTGAGTTGGGCCGTAGATATTACTATTAACTTGTGTTCTTAAACTTCTTGCTGGAATGGATATAGAGTTACAACGAAATGATATACGTCTTGCAGTTTCACCGGCAAGTTGACTGTTAACAAATGATGCTTTTGCAGTTGTTCCCATTTCATCTCCAGAACCAGTGACACCAGATGGTAAAAGTATTACAACTTCATATCTATTCTGTTTTGCATATCCATCTCTGGATGCGTTATGTTGTAAGAACGCATTTAATCCACCAAAGACTGCACCACCAAGAACATTTGAAAAGTTAAATTTTGCCATTAAATCATCTTCCTAGAATCACCCCAGACTTTACTATCTGAAGCTTTCTTAAACCTTTGTACTGGTAACATGATTGCAGTCAAATTATCATCACTATCAACTTTTCTAAACATAGACCTTGCATATCCATACAAGTATCTTTTGATAGTTGGTTTTGTTAATCTACTATTTTCCACTGCACTAACATCCAGTTTATCTTGTCCAGCGGCATCTAAAAGTCTTGCTCTAAGTGCATATGGTAAGTAATGGAAGTTTAATCCATAGAACCCACCTTCTGCTGATTTCAAGTACATGACCAGTGGAAATGTATCATAATATGGTAACTTCTTTGCAAACTTTGGTGCATAGACAAACATATTTAGGTGTTTGGGGTGAGGTTTATTATTGAGTTTACCAGTACGCAACAATTCAGGCACACTAGGTGTACCTAATTCTTTGATACGATTACGATACCAAGAAATTGGTTCGTTACCAGTTTTAATCTGCGCTGAGATTTTATCAAAATAAGTTTCTTCTGCCATACTATTATTTATATCCTAAGTTCATCTTCTGTTATGATAATGAACTCCATGTTCCTATCCTTACAATACTCTATTGCATTTTTCCATTTTGCATCATTGATTGCATAAGTTCGCACTTCATTTATATAATTCTTAGTTTTGCGTTTGGGTGTTCTGGGTGGTCTAGTTTGTGCTTTAGGTTTAACTTCTACTACCCATTTTTTTAAAGTTCCTTGTTTTGTTCTCACCTTTACATAGAAATCTGGAAAATATCTATGTATCTTACCATCTAATGGTGAACGGTAAGGTATAAAGAACTCTTCAGAACCCCATTCAATTATCTTTTCATTACGGTCACAATATACCATAAACTTTCTTTCCCACAAACTTCTATAAATAATATTAGAAGGGTCACCCTTATACTTTTTTGGGTAGGTTGGTATATATCTTCCACGGTATGCCATGATTATTCACCTAAATAGTATGTAACTAAGGATATTTATAAAGATGATTAGAGGTTTTCTAAACGAGATAAAAAACACTGCTATTAACAAGGCAAACACTAGAATTAATAATATCATCTCAGATGCATTAGGGGGTGGTAGAGTTGATGCGTTTGGTAAAGGTGGCCCAAGGGTTGGTTTAGATAGAAGTCAGTTTGCAAAAACAAATCCATTTCAAGGAGAGAATGTAGCATATCCAGAGGATATCGGTGCTGATGACCAAGGACACTTCATGATTTTTGAAATCAATGAACAACAAAATGCAAAGGTCAAATTCACACAAAGAGGTAGAAATGTTCAGAGAGCAGAGAAGTATGGTGCAAACGAATTAACAAAAAAACCACCACAATCAGACTACTCCGATTTCGCACCAGCGAGAGAAAAAACATCCATTAGTGTTCCAACAAATCCAACTAAAAAACTTGCAAGTCAGATAATTCTGTATATGCCTGCAACTGTAGGTGTAACGCAAGGTGCTCAGTATGGTGAAGTTGAAATGGGTAAACTTGCAACTGCAGCTGCTAATGTATATAAACAAGGTGCATATGGTGGTGTATTCAATAAAGAATTTGCAAAGAAAGTATTTGATGAGGCAGGGATTGCTATGTCGGATGGTGCAGAAACAGCACTAAAAGGGGCCGCAGATATGATTGCGCCTGGGGCAAAAGCTGCTATTGAACTTGCATCTGGTAGAGTTACTAATAATAGATTAGAGATGGTATTTGAAGGAACTAGTAGACGGTCATTTAGTTATTCATTCAAGATGATGCCTAAGTCAGAAGCAGAAGCAGAAAACGTAGACAAAATTTGTAGAATGTTTAGATTCTATATGGCACCTAGTTTTGAAGGTGACCTTAGTTCATCTAGAACTATGATTGTTCCTGCTACGTTTGATATTTCTTATTATTTTGGTATGGGTAAAGAGAACCGTTTCTTAAACAAGATATCAACTTGTGTACTAGAAAGTGCTAATGTTACATATGGTGGTGAGAGAGTACAATTCTTTAGACCACATTCAGATGGCTCTGGTGCTCCACCAGTAGAAACAAATATTGAACTACAATTTAAAGAACTGGAACTTATTACCAGAGAAAAACTTGCGTTAGGATACTAATATGTCGTACTTTGATATGTTTCCAAATATCTATTATGATGCAAAGGGGAATGGTAAATTTACTATCCAGAAGAACCTTTTATCTAGATTAAAACTTGTTGACAAAGTTAAAGAAAATATTCTTGGGTTTGATTACTATGATGTGAAAGATGGTGAAACACCAGAGATGATTGCACACAAGTACTATGGTGATGTTGGTTATCACTGGACTATTCTTTTAGTTAATGATATCATTGACTACTACGAGGACTGGCCTATGAGTGTACAGAGATTTGAAGAGTTTGTTAAAAATAAGTATGCTAATCCACAAGCAATACATCACTATGAAATCAGTCAAACATCTGGAGATACCACAGTAACAATTGATGTTGGTATGAATACAACTGATTATCCATCTGCAACTGCGATATCTAATTACCAGTATGAAGACAAATTACAAGAAAAGAAAAGACAAATCAGACTCATAAGTTCTGATAACATAGAAGATTTTGTAAAAGAGTTTGAACGTAAGTTGAACGAGGCATCATAATGGTTGCAAAAGCAGAACTCCAATTTGCAGGCGAGTTTCTAGTTGAGGAATGTAAAATCATTTCTACAACTGGTCAAATGTTTGATATTAATCACATTGTAGAAGAGATTAACATCTTTGAGAACATCTATACGACTGCAATCAGTGGTGATTTAGTTATAAAAGATACCACCAATATTATCAAGAATATTCCTATCATTGGTGAAGAAAGATTAATTCTAAAAGTACAAACCCCACAAGAAAAACCAGAACCAGATAGTACGATTGATTTTACACTGTCACCATTAATTATTTACAAGATTAACTCTCAACAAGGACAAGGTGAAGCATCCCAAGTTATATCTTTACAGTTTGGTTCATTAGAAGGATTTAGAAATCAAACTTGTAGAGTATCACAATCATATAGTGGTCAAACAAATGAAATTGTAGAAAAGATTTTGAGAGATACAACCTATCTCAATAGTAAGAAATCTTTCTTTTTTGAGCCGACTGCAAATCTAGCAAAGATTGTTTTTCCAAATATAAAACCGTTTGCGTGTATCAAACATTTAGCAAGTATATCTAACTCTGGGTCAAATAATTCATCACCATCCTATCTGTTCTATGAGACAACTAAAGGGTATCATTTTAGAACATTTGATAGTTTGTGTAGAGAAGAACCTAAGTTTTATTTTAAAGAGACTGTGGGTGCAGTGCTGGACGAAAGAGGTACAATTAATCCACAACAAAACTTAGATAACATTGTAGACTATCAAGTGGTTTCTGCAAAAGATACTGTTAAAAATTTAAATAGTGGAATGTTAAGTTCTAAATTAATTACTCATGATGTGTATAACAAACGACTTGATTTGTATAAATACAATTACATAGAGAATTTTGATACCGATATCCATCCAGACAATGGGGAGTCTCAACCAATCATCTCAGCAGCAAAAGACCCAGATAGTAATAAAAATTTAGCAGAACACGAAGATACAAGATTATTCGTGACTTCAACTGCATCTGGATATTCTTTTTCAGAGAATGGTAACTACCCATATCAAAGTGACAATCTAAACCAGACACTTCAAAGAAAAACTGCAAGAAAAGAACAATTTGAGAACGGTATGATTCTTAACGTAGAAATCAATGGTCAAACATTTATTCAGGCAGGAGATAAAGTGAGTTTAGAGATTGGTAACACCAGTACAGTTACAGATGAGAAGGATGATGTAAATTTAACTGGTAATTATATTGTTACACACCTAAGACATTCTTTTACAAAATCTAAACAATTAAAACACCAGATTATCATGCAAGTTGCAAAAGATTCCAGAAAAGGAAAACCATTTGCAATGGAAGGCATACCAGACACAAATGATTTTGGCCCAGATAAAAATCTATCAAAGTCAATTGATGTATCAGCAGGATACACTGCTGGAAGTGATTTCACAGTAGCATAAGGAGAAAAATGTAACAACAATCTATATCATGTTCAACCATTATTTTTAAGAGGGAATGAAATGACAAGTAAAACTAGACTGAAAATGAAAAAATTTACTAACCTACAAAGACAAGAGAGAAGGATTGAACCCATGAAACCAGAAGAGACTAAATACATAAAAGAGTTGTTACAAAGGATTAATAATGAAAACATTCCAACAAATCCAAGAGGGAGTTTACGACCCCAACATATTTAACGCAATCTTTCTTGCTGGTGGGCCAGGCAGTGGTAAATCCTACGTTGTGAGGAAGACCACTGGTGGTCTTGGAATGAAGATTGTAAATTCAGATGATATCTATGAGAAAGACCTAGAAAGAGCTGGTCTGGATATTGGTAAACCAGAAGACATCTTTTCAGATGAGGGTCAAGAGATTCGTATACGGTCAAAGGCGAAAACAAAAGCAAGACAGATGGGTTGGGTTGATGGTAGACTTGGTATTATCATTGACGGAACTGGTAAAGACGTTGCAAAGATTACCAGACAGAAGAACGCACTAGACCAACTTGGTTATCAGTGTGCAATGATTTTTGCAAACACTTCACTGGATGTTGCACAACAAAGAAACAAAGAAAGAACCAGAACACTACCAGAGAAATCTGTAGAACAGATGTGGAATGACGTACAGAAAAATATTGGTGCATTTCAATCTTTGTTTGGTTCTAAACATTTCATTATCGTAGATAACAATGACGCTGGTGAAGATGTATTCAACAAAGTCTTCAAACGTATTCGTGGTCTAGTCACAAAGAAACCTACTAAAATTCAAGCAAAACAGTGGATTAAGGGTGAACTCGCAAAGAAAGCTCGTGGTGAAACTGGTACAGTAGGAACTGGTAGAGGTGGTGGACGTAGACAACGTATTGACCCAGAAGAACTAAAGAAAATCAAAAAAGGTGGTTTTTCTAGGTTCGCAAGAAGAACTGGATAAACGAATCACTCTATAAAATTTGTTCTAAAAACAAAATACTCCAAAAAATACACCCTTGTAAGTCCTTGATTTACAAGGGTTTTTTATTGTGCTTGACTTTGATATGGGTTTCATGTATTATAATAGTATAGTCAAGAGAAAGAGAGAAAACATGACAAATCAGAAAGAAACAGTTTTTATTGATGCCCAAGACGGTGGTATCGGAGTTTTTATCGGTGCCGGTAATCAAGTTGGGTTTGCAAAAACCGCTAAAATGTTAAAGTACATACTAGATACTAAGAACATCAATGTGTTTGAAGACAGAATGTTTTTCACAAGTAGTATGGATTTTGCTGATGAGTATGGGTTTGAAACTCATGACGGTGCAAAAGAGATATTCTACACTGCACAAGAAATGATTAAAGATGAGAAAATTGCAAACGGAGAGTTCGCATAATGACATTCACTAATTCAACAGATGCATATCAAGCTGCAAGTAAAATCATGTCTCATGATTATGCAAACAAATATGCAAACTATTGGTCTAAGAAAAACAAGACCATTAAGTCTGGTAAGTCTGCGTTCAAAGATAGTGGTCGGCAAAAGACCTACAATGCAGAGTTCAAGGCAATACGAGAATATAAAAACATTACTCTTGAAGAGTCTAAGAGGGGTGTAGACGAAGATAAACGAAGAGCACAGTTCAAGACTCTGAATTGGAAAGAGACAGTAAAATACTGTAAGAAGATTGCAAAGTCTAAGACCTACAAAAAGTTGTGTGAAAACACGATTGGTTCTAGTGTAGGTAAACTCAATGTGTCAATTGAGAAGGCTGCATTTCGTGGTGCAACTGCCGGTCAAGCGACTTGGTACGGTGCAATCCGATTGAAAGAGAACAACTGTCCTTACACAATCATTCATGAGTTTGCACACTTGTGTGGTAATATGCATCATGACATTGGTTTTCGTAGGGATGTAATCAAACTGTCATCTATGTTCTTAGGTAAAGAGTTTGGTAACATACTCAAGAAGTGTTTCAAAGAAGCAAAACTGAAGATTACTACTGGTTCACATATCATGTCACCAGAACAGTGGATTGCGTCAGTGATGAGAATGGAAAAAATTAGAGAAGGGAACTCGTAATGGTAATAACATATGATGTTTTTAGTGAGAGAACTGGTACTGTCAGTAGACATAAATCCTTAGAAGAAGCAGTCAAAGCTGCAAAAAAGATGGGTAATATACCGTTTGCAATATTCAAGAGTC